CGTTTACAATGACTTCGTACGTTCCATCAGAAACGCCACCACCTTCAAATTTGTCGTTAAAATCTAAGTTAAATCCTGTCATAATTGTTTACCTCTTTCTGTTATTTTTTTATATAAAACCTAAGTTTTTACCTTGAAAATATGCCCAACCTCTTTTGTAATTCCTAGCTTCTGCGATTTTGTATAAATCACTCATATTTTCGGCTTGGTTAGGCTCCATCGCTGCATACTTACTTATATCCAATTTAAACTCTTGCAATTCTGCATTTTCGATTGTTTCTAATTCATTTTTTCGTTCTTCTTTTGGTATTTCATGCCCGCAATATGGGCAAATATTTCCTAACTTACTTGGATAGGTTCCAAAACAATTCGGACAATCTTTGATTGGTTCAACATCATCCTTTTTATTACTTCGTTTCACATCCAAACTCCACACTCTCGGCATATCTGGTAATCCATGTTCGTTCACATTCCCGACATGATCAATAATTGTGGATATTTTATTTGGCTTGTATCGCATCCCTCGCATTGCTTGTTGAATGTAGAGTGAGAGTGATTTTGTCGGTCTAAGCATAATGACTGTCGAACAGTCCGGCACGTCAAATCCTTCGCCTATCAAATCAACGTTGCACAAAATTTTGATTTCTTTTTTACGGAATTTTTCGATTATTTCATCCCGTTCCTGTTTGTTTGTTTTTCCATCAATATGCGCTGCTTGATAGCCGTTTTCGATAAATAAATCTCGTGTTCGTTGACTACTTTCGATACTGTGGCAATAAACAATTGTTTGCTCGCCTTCTGCTAATTTTTGATAATGTTTAATCACATCACCGTAAATCGCTTTTTGTTCCAACGCTTTATCTACACTTGATTTGGAAAATTCATGCATAGAGTTCATTTTTAAAACTGATTTATCAATCAAAGCTGGCGCATAATATCTGTAAGGCGCTAAACGTTTATTATTTATTAACCATGTGACAGAAACCCCTTCGATTAATAAATCATTCACATCGCCCAATCCACTTCCATTTAATCTAATAGGTGTGGCAGTAAAACCTAAACGTTGAACATCCGAAAAATAGTCATATATTTTTTTGTAACTCGCAGCCAAACTGTGATGATTTTCGTCCGTGATGATTAAATTAGGCTTCGGAATCCTATCCAATCTCCGAACGATTGTTTGAACCATACCGAATGTTACTAACCTCATACCCACACCTTGCGATTCGAATGTGTTCTTAATTTGGTCAATTAATTCTTTTCGGTGGACCAGGAACAAAACCCGATTGCCTTTTAATGTCGTTTTTCGTGCAATTTCTGCAATCACTACTGACTTGCCCGACCCACATGGACTGACAATACAAGGTGAGTGAAATCCTTTAGCAAACGATTCTCTTGCTCTTGTTACTAAATCCTCTTGGTAGTCGTATAAATCAAATGTCAATTACGACCAACTCCTCTTGCAGACACCCTTTCCTTTCATCCAATCGATTTTTCGCATAGGTATCTTGTGTCGGTTGCAAAATACACATTCCCGTCTTTGTCTTGTGTGACGATTAAACGAGCGACTACATCGCATAAACCTAGATAATTGTTTAAAATTTTCGTCCGAATATCTGGCATTGCTCTTGTGAACATTTGACCATTTTTATCTGTGTATTGATCAGTCGTTTCCCATGCAGTTAGGACGATTCTGCAATCAATTCCATTTAACGCTCGCAAGCTTCTTAGATTCATAAAGTCGCTTTGTTGGTAATTAGCTTGCGAAGGCACACCAGAATTTTTTCCTTCTTTACCCAATTTTTCTAATTGAGCTTTGAATAATTCTGATAGATTATCTACGCAAATGTTGTCAAACTCTTTTTCATACTTTTCTTTGTTGCTTACGATTTCCGTAATGACTTCTATCCATTCTTTCCACATATTCGCAGAATCTAATTCCCAAATTTCAATATTTTCAGCATTGGGATGCCTAGACAGCGTGGATGATGAATGATCAATATCAAGAATCAAAGTTTTACCTGGCAATGAACCTAAAGCGTATGTCTTTCCCATACCAGGGTTTGCGTAAATCATGTAAGTTGATTTATCTTTTGTGATTTCGGTTGCTTTTTTCTTTTTAACCATCTACCTAACCCTCAAACTTTCCGTCTGTACGATTTCCACACCAGGAACATCGCCGACTTTTTTAATTGCTGTTTTATCGTATGAAATACTTACTTTCTTAAATTCATCTGGAATCAATGATTCGTCTGTAATGTTTACGGACGGAGGGTTCTTCTGAATGCCAAAACTAAATAATGCAGTTTTAAATTTCGTTTTACCGATTTCACGCATACAGTTTTCTAAACTATCCATCATGCGTTTGACGGAATTTTCATTCGCTTTTTTTCGTGCTTGAAGTCGTTTGATTTCAGCAGTCAATGAATCACTTTCTGCTTTTAAATTACTAATAACTTTACC